AGAGCCATGAGAACGCTGTCACCATGAATATATGGATTAGCCAGGAGAAGAGGCGAACCTAGTTTTATTTCGACCTGAAAAGATTGAAAGTTTGAAGGGGGTACGTATCCCTTCAGCTTTCGGTAGACGTCCATCATTATCTTGTCTCCAACCATTTCAGAGTATTGCAGATCTGTTCTTTGTTGTTTTCGATGAAAGAAAGGTAAGAGGCATCGTCAAACATGTCATATGATATTTTCACATGACCGTAGCCTACCCCGGACTTCCCACCGACATAAGGGTATTCTCTCCACAGATTCAGAGCGTGGGCCAGGACAGCCGTCTCAACTTCGTTTGGGTTATCAAGAGCGAAAGAATGAACAAAGACTGTACCGGGATTGATTACCTCGAAATTCATTAACATCTGATGTGCTGCTTCTCCTTCTTGTCTGGCTTCTTTGACATCATCAAGGCGAGTCATGAAATCAAAAGAAACGAGCTCATAGATACTTGTTGTTGGCTTGATAGGTAGATCATCCGGTAAGAAGTCCTTAAGCTCTGCACATATCGGCTGTGCGATTGCACATTTTAGCTTACCCTCGAACATCTGATTACCGAGGGCAGTACCGAGGACAGCAAGAGGAGGCAATTCAGCCCTGAGTTTTCTTTTCATTTCAATATCTATGAGCCCTGCATCTTTGCTGTCTACTGCCTCCAGGATGCCACCCGTAAACAACATATGATATATTTTCATGTTTGTCAGAGTGTAGCCAACTCTTTCAAGCAGGTCGTCCCAGATCATCCGGCGCAATACTCCTCTTATAGCGTTCCCGGAGATTACCGGGATTTCAACGATGGAATTGTCCACTATATAAGCCTGCCTTCTTATGAGGCTCTGATTGCCGGCCTTCTCGTCGCCTCCGTGATGTATGGGGCTTTGTGCTGTAATATACCCTTCAATGCGAAAAACTGACATTAGAATCCCTCCAGACTGGTATTTCCTTTCATTTTCTTAGCCGTTTCAAACTGGTCTTTTGCTTCCTTCTGAGTCAAGAGGGCAACAAGTACTGCCTCTTTTCCCATCATCTTGCGTACTCTCTCGCGCTCATCTTCTAGGATACTTATATCCACCGTATCCATGTTTGCAGAGGGCAAGCCTAACCCCTTGCATACCTTCTCAAGCATTTGAGGTACATTTTCCATTCCGGCTGCTGCCCTGAGTCTTTCGGAAAATACATCAACTGAAGAACGTTTTATAGATGTCATATCTTTCCAGGACACTCTTTTCCAAATACCAGAAAGTGTTTTTGCAAGCAGTCCCCTTAATTCTTTGTCTGTTATTTCCACGATATCAACTCACAAATATAGCCAGATCCCAAAGAGGGTTTCCAACTAACGTTTTAATTTTTTCTATAAGTTCCATGTCATACTCAAGCTTCTCATAGCTTTTTGCTTTGAATAGTCCGTTGCTGAGTTCAGATTTCATAATTTTCTTTTCAAGGAGAGCAGTGACCAACGTACAATATTCTTTCAGTTTTTCAGTGTTCACCTCAATTAGATCATAATCGAGTCCAATAGTATAGTCAGTTTGTGACTCCTGCACCCGATTGATAAGATTAAGCCATCCCTGTTTTTTCCATGTTTGAGTGAGATATATCACGAACGGAGGTTCAGGAGGATTCAATAGAAGTTCTTTTGCTCCGTCTCTTTTCACTTCAGAGAATGTTTCTGTGGTGACAACCCAAGCTTTTTTTCTATACATCTGTTCATTGTAGACGTGCCAGCATTCAGGGCATATACATGAACCGCCTTGAATCAGGTCGTAAGCCGTGAATGTGTCTTTCAGTTCGGCTTTGTGCCCGGCCGTGGTTTCGAGACCGCAAAGAATACATGAGCCAGTTAGCGTTCCTTGATTCGGTTCGATGTTTCGAGCAGAGCATAATAGTTTTGAGAGGGTTGTCATGGTTTCACCTTGTGCAAAATTATTATTACTGTATCACCTTCTTCTATCGTCTTGAAAAAATTAGTAAAAACTGGAAGCTTCCCCGCGTCAATGTAAGTTTGTGAAAGTGTTTTAAATGTCCTTCGAGTGCCTTCTCTGATATTATCCTCATATGCAGAGAAGGGTTTTGAATCACAAATCAAGGTATCAAGATATTTCAAAACAAGAACATCTATTCTAAGCCCTGGTGCAAGCCTGTTGATAATACTTCTTGCATAGAGCTTTCCTGAGCTTCGCTCAGTGTCAGTAATTTCAGAAGAGGCTTTCACGATTGTGTGTTTGATATTGGAAAAAGTAATTTTGGAGGTCATTTTTTGACCTCAATCCAAGTTCCCACTAAGGTAAGCAAGTTCCTCAGTTTCATAGATAATGTTGTTAAGTGGGACATACACAGTAGTCCCTGCTTCCTTTTCAGAGAAGATCATGAACACTTCTTCCGTGAGGGCACTTTCTAGGAGGAAGCTTTCTCCATACTCTTCTGAATCGTCTTCCCCAAAGTTCACTTTTACATAGGTTAATCCTTCATATTTCAATTTGTCATCAATCCATACCATGAAGTCCGAGTCTTCGCATGGTTTGATTGGCTCAACGAATGGGACTTCCCTTACTTTCCCATCAGAAATGATATAATGGGTAAGGTCTGCATCATTCACGTAGTCATACATGCTGTTGTAGAGTCTTACATTCCTTTCATCAATGAGTATTTCGTTTGCCATCTTATTTCACCTGTAGATATTACAATGAGTACAAAGTATATAAATGTTTGTACTCGCATAAATCGAAAAAAAAGGAAATTATCTTCTTTTTGTTTGATATAACCCGAGATAATCAGAGGCTTTTCCAAGACTGCTTTTATCCACTACTATTTTTATGGCATACGAGAGCACATCGACCATATCATCATGTGCCCCATTCGGGAAACTCAGGAGCTCATCTTCCAGATCTCTTAACCATTTGCCCCCTGCTAAAAAGTATATCGCTCCTGCCTCCATCCTCGCGGCTGCAGGGAGAGCCCTGGTTAGTTTGTCAGTATCTGCCTTGAGTTCTTTGATAGGTAAACCTTCCCTAACTAACATCTGATAGAGAGTTTTTCCTACTCCTGCAGACTCAACAGCTTGAAATGCAGGTTTCCATCGTTGATATTGCTGCTTGAAAAGATTGACTTGATCAGGTCCTTCTAGCCGGGTTCTCAGTATATCCAAGAGGATTAGATCAAAGTCGGGAGTTAATGCCCATGTACCAAGTGCAAAATAGTCTGCAGTGCTTTTCGTGGAGGCTGCAGGATCGCAGGTTTGATAGATTGTACACTCTTTATAAATTGCTTTTTTTAGTCCCATGTTAAGGATTCCATTTTCGAGAGTGCAGTACTTGAAATGTTCTTTTTTGAATAGATTTCCTCCTGCTGCAGATGGCCTTTGCTGATAGAGTGAGAGCCATGTATAAGTTGGGACTGTTGCCTTAATCTTCCGTAATGCTTCCTCGGGATACTTCCCTGGCCATAGAGCCAGATCCTGGTCTTCTCTCTTGTCATACGCTGGCCGGGTTTCCTCGGATAATGCAGGAAGGGTTATAACGTCCCACTGGTCAGCATTAGGGTCACTCTCTGAGAGGCTTAGGAGCCTTCCGATCAGGTCGTCTTCGTGCCAGCGTGTTGCCGTGATGAGGATCGAAGCGTCCCTTTCTCCCCTGGTCAAGAAAACATCAGTGTACCATTCATAGACTTTATCCCGGATAGTTGAGCTTTCGGCTTCTTCCCGGTTCTTGAAATAGTCATCGATGATACCATAATTAAAGCCCATCCCAGTAATACCGCCGCCTATCCCAGCACTACGGTAAACCCCTTTCTCTCCTACTATCTCAAATATGTCGGAGTTCCGGAGGTAGCTGCCCTGTGCTGTAGTCCTGACATTCGAGGCGTTCAAGCCGACATCTGGAAAAAGCGTGTGATACTCGGGAGTGTCAATTATCCTCTGAACGTCCCGGTTCATTCGTTGTGCCAGGTCTGCACTGTATGAACAGGCTATTATCTGGCAGTCCGGATGTTTTCCAAAAAGATAAGCAGGGAGTCTCCTACTTACCAACTCAGATTTCCCGTTTCTCGGCGGCATCGATATAATCAATCGTTTTATTTCACCTGAAACGAATTTATCAAGTTTCTCACAAATAAGCGAGTGATGCCAGTTGACTTCATAATCGGGCTTTGTAAAAAGAGTAAAATTTAACAGAGATTCTGTAGCCTGCTTTCTCCGGAGAAGTTCAGCCCAGATATCAGCATCTTTGAATGCTTCAACGGTCTGAGACATTGACCATCCTCAAAAGTTGTTCAGTTGGGATATCCGAGAGCTTGACAGCGTTGATATTATTGATTGTCACACCTTGACTATTAGACAACTTCCCAAGCCTTTTGTCTAGGCTGTCAAGAGCTTCTGTAGCCACCTTATAAGCTGCAACCCTGTCCCTGTCATACTCAGCGTTCTCCGCGAGTTCCAAGAGCCCCTTGATAACTTTCTTACGATCCTCAATAGTTGATACTTCTGCCTCTGCGACTGCGACCTGAAGCTGCGCCTTTCTCTCAACAATTTCAGCCGTGTATTTTTCGTCGGATTTTAAAAAAGAGAATACAGAGTCTTTACTTATTTTATGTTTTGATTCATTTGTCAAAATGTCGGCAATGTCGCGTAATGATGTGCCCGAATCGTTAAGTTCTCTTGCCCTATCTTCAAGGTTATATTTGGTAATTCTGTTAACGGCTGACATTTTTTATCCTGTCTGGTATTGTCGAGGTTTGTCTAGTTATATATTATCGTTTAATTTTTATAATGTTTTCCCATTCATCTAATCAAATCCTCAATACTCCACCCCATCAAATACAAAACAACCCCACAAATAGACATCACCCATAAAACAGAAAAATAGAATAAATGCATATTATCCCGCCGTTTATAATTGATGACGATAAACGGAAGGAAACCAATACAAAAGAGGATATTAGCATAAAAAGCGAGATTGAACATGCACATGAGACTCGCCAATATGTTAGGGATTGTTAGAAGGAGTTCAATATTATCGTTTTTCATTCTTTTTCTTCCTCGTCTGGTTTCTCATCATGCTCAACCTCATCCCTACATATTCCTGAGCGTATAGGTTGCGATCTCCAGTATGAATCCATGCAGGGAGAATTATGAGAGGGGCCTGCTGGGAAGACGTAAGAGTCTTGACCGGGATAGTTCATTTGAAAAGCCGTTCTGATTCCTCCTTAATTGGGCCGTCTACCGTGAAATAGCCTATGAAGGTCGGGATATAGTGAGAGTGCTTTTCTTTGGGTTTAGGGGGTTGGAAGAGAGTTGTCTGCATTTTCATTCTCCAAAAAGACACTCTTCAATTTCCAGTAATCTCTTTTCAGCCTCAGCCTGTCTCTGTATGCAGTCAGTTGAAAGATTATCAAATTCGTCTTTTGTCATTATGCAGCCTGTCGTTTGACATGCTCTGCAAACATAGTGATACTCAGATCCAAGAGTTTCTAACAATTCAGATTGAGCGCATGAATGACAGCCTATACAG